ATTTGATTGTTGATTAACTTTGCTGCTTCTGCGAGTGTTTGAGTTGCCATCGTTATTCCTACTAAGTTTTAAGTTTGTTTAGCCAACCCCGCTGCTATCTTTTGCGTTGAGGTTAACGGTATTTGATTCGTTGTTCCGTTGCCGCTACCTTGCGACCCACCGCCACTATTCTCTGGCGCTTTTACAAAATGTTTGCCATCGTCCGAGGCTGCCCACTCTTTCACAAAGTCTGATACTGACTTGTCGCCTATTTTGGCTGTCCGTGTATCACCCTCCGCTACGATCTGTGCTTGTCCTGCAAACATGGCTTTTGTAGCTGCCAGAAACTGTGGTGCTACGCCATTTTTAACCAGTTCATCTGTTAAGCCGTTGTCGATTAAAAGTTTCTGAGTGAACCCAGTTTCAGCTTTTAACTGTGTCTGCAAAGTCTCCAGGCTTTTACCTGTTTCTTTTGCCGACCTCTGACTTGTAACTAACTCAGCCTGTAATTTATCAACTTGTGCTTCAAGATCGACTACCGTTTGCGGATCAATCTCTTGACCCTTCATAAGCTTCTTGTTTTTATCAAGAAGTTCTTGGTTCTTCGTCTTTAAACCACCTGTTGCTGCCTCAACTGCTGCATCAATAGCCGCTTGAATCTCTGGTGTAATTTCCATTGTTTCCCCTTGGGATATGTTGGAATGTGAAAGGCCTAGCCCGTGAATCGCCTAACGATTTGGCTTCATTATACCATATATTCAATTATTGCAATATATTCTATTTTAATATCACTTTATTAGATATATATAGGCATAAAAAAACCAGCGGTTAAGCTGGCTTTGGGTGTGGGTGTTCGTGGGTTTTAGGCGAAGAATGTTTTTAATACTAGAGACATGACACCGGCAATCAATATGCCGATCATCCACTTTAGAACGGCTAGGTCGGTTTTAAGTGGTGATAGTGCGATTTCTAAATCATCTTTGGTAACTAATTTATTTTGAGCGTCGGCAATAACACGCACAACAGCTTCGGCCTGCTCTTGTGGTATGCCTGCGTTTTTGAGCTTGTCGACTAAGTCTAAGGTATCAAAAGTAATGGTTGTCATTATGGAGCCTCTCTAACATCGGCATACCCTTTGTCTTTTAATTCACTGTAAATTTCTTCATAAGTTTTGCTTAAGTACGAACTGTCAGGTTCAATATTTGCCCAGCCATCGCCAATAATACCATCACCTTCCATTCTAAACCTGACGGTTATGGTCTTTCCATGCTCTAACTTTCCATCTATAAATAATTTAGCCATCAAACTAAACCCCTAATATGATTTTTTTAATAATCTTAGTTGTATTTGGAAATGCGGCTGCTGGTGCTTCTCCTCCAGAATGCCCGCCACATAGCTCTGCAAATATCTCCGCAAATGTTTCTTGTCGTCCTGCTGCCCCTTCCTGAGTTAAATAAGTATGCAAGTCATAATCCTTAGTCAGTTTCAACAGCGCTATATCTTTATTATACTCCACTAAATAATCTGATGACGATGAAATATCATTTAATACTGCATCAAGCGCATGTCCTGCTTCATGTCTAATAACACCGCCAATCCTACTTGAATCAATAAATTCCCCAGTAGATATGCGTTTTGTTTGTGATACAGTGACATCCCTCCCTCGAGCAAAACCCTCGCAATCATCCCACGTACTTCCATCAGGCCATCCTCTCGGCCTAACTCCCTTTAGCTCAGGATATGCGTCAGTAATCCTAAGGCATGCGGTTATTTTAGAGCCGCCATTATTTAGCGCAATTAATACATTATCAGGCATTCCATTTATAGCGCTATTTACCTCAGATTTGAAGTTTTTAGATACTTTTCCGTGATATGTTATTGGCAAGGTATTGATATTCTTCGCAGGCGCACCATACTTTGCTTTCAAATCATTTAATGATAAAGGATTTCCCCCGCTAATCATCTGATCCATTGTTATCTTGCCATTACGCCATAACTCAGCCCTACCCTTACCAAGAGTACGATCAGCAAACGTGGGATCTGTTTCCGTCTTGCGGTTTAGCCAATCTGCAAATGTCTTGTCGGTAACTTGACCATCCATTGATGCCCTGGTGTTATCAGATAACTCATCCATGTTGATACCTAGCTCACGCCAAGTTTTCAGCACCGGAATCATCGAGCATCGGCATTTAAAATGCTTGGGCGGTATCTGGTAAACCATACTATGATTGATTGGCTTGCTGTCAGTCGTCCAGCGCTTACCGTCTAATGCTCCACATGTTGGGCATGTTCTACGATCTAATGCTGCCGACCATTCCTTGCCTGACATAACGTCATTGTTATCTTCAAATATCTTTTCTCGTGTCGTATTGGCTACCGACTGAACCGAAGTATGCACCAGCGTTTCCGCATTGCGCTTGGATATGTCCAGCACACCCCGCACACGCTTAACGATTTGTGGTGTAGTTTCAGCACCGACCAAACCTTGACGCACAGCCGACTGGAATTTAAAAGCCGTATCCTCTGATTGACGACTCCACCACGCAGATTGCACAGCGCCTTGAATGATCGTGTTACCCGCTAATGTTTCAAGGTATGAGGCAGTCGGTATAGCCGCCATTGCAACTTGATTGCCTACCGCCATTAATAACGAGTCAGTGGTTGCATTTGCTGATACTTGCGCCACGCTGGTTGTCGTGTCTTTGGCTATGCCTGCCGCTTCATCATAATATTGCTTGATGACGGTACTGGCTTCCTTGAGCTGCTTATCAATCCGCGCCTTGCTCCAATCGGTTACGCCATTGGCTACTTTTGCAATGAGTTCTTTCTCAAGATTCTCTAATAGCTTGACGATAATAGCCCGTGACTGTATCGCTACACGCTCCATATCGAGATGAAGCTCAACCGTTGAATCAAAAAGAACCTTATTGAGCGGCACTTGGTACAACCGGAGCAACTAATACAGGCGCTTGTTCGGCTATCTGTGCTTGTTCTTCCTCAAACGTCACTTCTGCGGCTATCAACTCGCCCTGTTGTAGGTTATTGAATAGCGTCATTGAAGATATGCCTCCTGCTTGCCATGCTGCAACGAGGGCTTGCAGTTCTTGCGGTGTCATTTTCGCGGGTAGATAATCCGTGTTCAATTTAATGTCTACTGCTTGAAGCCCTGCCCATTGGTGCATAAATGAACAAGCCCTTGATAACACCTTTCCCACTCTGTCAGATAGTTGTGCCAATACGCTAAACTCGCCCGTACTGCGTAGGCTTGCCCCTGTTGCCGTTTCTGCTGTGACTGAATCACTCAGCATCTTTGCGCCTAACGCTGCCATTTGTTTCTCTTTCAACTCCAGCCGCTTTTCTAATGCGCTTAAGCCTTGACCGCTAAACTCAAGATATTGCGCCTTTGCTGCTGGGTCTGGAAATACCCACGCATTAACACCACCCACCGAAAGAGTCACGCCATCTGGCAACTGAACACCAGCCAGCCAAGGTTGCGGTATGCCCGTATAATGACAACCGTTCTCTAGGTCTGCTGTAGTCATGTAGTGCGAGATATTCAAATCAACTAGGTCGATCAGCAAGGGTAATTCGTCCGCGTCACCTAAGAAATAAAATGGTATTTCCTTTAATGATTTGCCGTTCATTTGCGGATAAATATCGTCACCGACTTGGATAAAGTATTTATCCTTTTCGATAAACTTACGTTGCCTGTAGTTGCCCATGTCGTCTAAGTCCAGCACCCGATAAAAGCATTGTTCATCACCCTCAAATTCCGAGGTAGCAACGTATTCCTCCTCCTCGAGTATTAACTGAGTGATTTTTTTACCATCCAGCCGCCAGTTAATCACTGAATCAGCATCGAATAATGCCAAATAGGGTCTTGCCCCTAGTGCTTGAGCCTGTGCCAATGTGACCGCTTGAACAGTGGGTGAGTGTTCGACCAAGATTCCACCGAAGCCAGTCACCAATACTTCTTCTAAGACTTCCCCGGCAAACTCCGTCAAGCTGCAATCATGCCCCGTCACATCGTCTAGGTAGGGCGAGGGATTATCAACGGTTGGCGGCACTCTCATAATCATGCCAGCGAAAGCATCAACGGTTCGACTCATTGCCCCATAAAATACCGCCCGTCTTTTGTATGCTTGATATTCTGAATTACTCTGTCCGGATAACACGGGAAGATAGACACTCCCCGCCTCGTGAACGGCTGTCTGCCCTTCGCGTACGTCCGCGCATTTATCCCAAATAGCCAACATTTCTGCGCTGTCAGGGTGTCGTTTACTGATATTCTTAGCTGTATCACCGTTCATTATTAGAGTCCTAGTATTTGTGCTGTTTGCATAACCCGAATAACTGGGTATTTGTAGGCGATAAAATAACCGGAGCAATCTGTCCAGTCGTCAATCGCAGGATGATTACTCCACTTCTCAGGATCGCCTTTATCGTCATAACCTTGAGTCTCTAAAGCGTTGGTTAGGTTTGGGCAAGTGTCCGTGTTGATTAATAGCCTATCGTGACTGAGTAGCCCGTTATAGGCGTTAATCCTATCTCTTACCGCTGGATTGCTAGGCTTGTATTGAAGCTGATAGCCTGCTTGAGCGATCATGCTTATATCTGACTGACTTGAGTTTGTTTTGTTGGCCTTACCACTAGCATCTGGATAAATAACGCAAGTCTTACCAGCATAACGGGTTAGGTTGTTGATGAAATCCTGTGTGTCATGACTGACAAACTCATCGACTGCTATCGGGTTATTGTTTTCAATGACGAAAACTACAGCACAACAGCCACCGATATTGAAATCAAGGCCGATATGAATAACGCTATCATTAGGCGTAAGAGATCGAGCAACATGGTGTTTAGTCCTATCGAAAAAGTGATAAACCTTGTTTTGGTTGAGCGAGACAAATTCGCCTTCAAGATACAGTTGCGCCAATATCGGATCGTAGTTGGCTAGTATTTGTTCGGCATAATCTTCTGGCAAGAATGGATTGGAATAAGTCGAGGCTTTGAATAATGTATAGCCGTCTTGTTGTTTCTTCACCCACTTCTCATAGACGAAACCATTAACTCCTTGGTCAGGCGTAGTCACTAAGCCCAGTGTGTTTTTATGTTCTCGGTTCTGTCTATTTCGTTCGGATATTTTGCGCCAAACTAAAGCGGCTTTGTCCTTGGGCAGCGTGTCCAATTCGTCACAGATAGAATGGGCTACCTCATAAGCAATGATTCTTTCCGGCCTATCGTATGACCTGAATATAATCGTGCCATAACCGATAATGTCGATTGTGTAGCTGGATTTATTAGTTCTATACTCAAGACCTAGTTGCTCCAAGTCCTCCTCGATGCCAGGTATCGCCCGAAGTGTTAGCAAGTCATAAACCGGCATGTAATAAGCACCGTTTGCACCGGGATCCGCAAGCAATAACCTGATAAGTCTCAGTGTTCCCGCTTTTGATTTACCCGAACCAAGACCACCCACAATGGCGGGGTGCTTATCCTCACAATAGATAAAGGCATCTTGTGGCGCTGTTAAGTCAATAGTCATATAACGCGCGTCATGAAGATCGGCTTATTCTGTTGAGCGTTAGTGTTGTTTATCGTTGCCGCGTTAGGATAATAAGGTACAATGCCTTCCACTTGCATTCCGGTTTTCATCATCTCCATAACGACTTTAGAGTTAGATGGGGTGTTATCTTTGCTTAATGCAACCATACCCATCTTGGCTACTTTACGCGCGTTGGTGGCGTAAAACTCTAAGCCTTCGAGTTGCTTACTAACTTCGGTTTGGATCACTTCCTGAACTGCGCCACTTTGTGCGCCAAATTCTGCGCCAACTCTTACCGCGTCTGTAATTAACCGCGCCACCGAACCTTTGATAATTCCGCGCTCTTTTGCCTTTCTATTGATAGTTGTGGCAGGGATTCCGGTTAGCTTTTCACATTCACGAGGACTCTTACCAGCAGCAAATAAGGCGAGTGCTTCGTCGATGGTTTTAGCCATTGAAAGGCTCGCCTGTTGATTCAAGTGTGGCTTGCTTGCCTGTGAAATCTTGCCAGCGTTTGACGATAACATCGCAGTATTTTGGGTCGAGTTCCATTAATCTTGCGCATCTTCCAGCATTAACGCATGCCATTAAAGTTGATCCGCTACCACCAAACAAATCAAGAACAACATCTTTGGAGACACTACTCCATTCAATCATTCGTTGTACTAAATTAACAGGCTTCATGGTTGGGTGAAGCTCTGACCTTGATGGTCTATTTTCTCGTAGAGCTGTTGTTTTCTGTTCTGTTCGGTAACTATTTACAAGCTCTTGGAGCTGTGGTTTTGTCATCTTCTTTAAGTCGATATCATCATCTATGATTGTTGTTCTAGAAAAATCACCGCAGAAATAATGAGCAGCTCCTTCTTTCCAACCATAAAGAATAGGCTCATGTTGCCAGTTAAAATCTTGACGGCTAAGAGTGCCAGACTGTTTAACCCATATAAGCACCTGACTTAATTTAAGCCCAGATTCTTTGTAGCATTGTGTGAAGTTAGCTCGTTCCGTGTCGGCATGTGCAACATAAATCACCCCGCCTGCCTTTAACGTCATAAAATAACAGGCATAAACATCAGATAAAAATGTTTTAAATGACTCATTATCCATGTCATCGCTCATTATCTTCCCAGCAATGCCATTAATAGCAACATTATAAGGTGGGTCAGTCCAAACCATATCAGCTAAGCCCCCCCCCATTAAATCTTGAACCGCATCAATACTGGTACTATCGCCACACATGACTCTATGATTTCCGCATAACCACACATCACCCAGCTTAGTGACAGGCTCAATAGGTAGATCTGGAACGCTATCTTCATCCGTCAAGCCTTCGGGTATTTCTTCAACCTCAAACGCGGCTATTTCTTCCAGACTAAACCCCGTCAACTCCAAGTCAAAGCCGAAATCCTCAAGCTCTGCAAACTCAATGGCAAGCATGGCTTCATCCCAGCCGCTATTTAACGCCAGCTTATTGTCCGCAATGATATAGGCTTTCTTTTGCGCTTCGGATAGGTGGCTTAGTTCAATCGTTGGTACTTCTTCCATGCCGATCTTCTTAGCTGCCATTAAGCGCCCATGACCGGCAATAATGCCATTGTCACCGTCTGTCAGTATGGGATTAGTGAAGCCAAATTCTTTGATGCTGGACGCGATTTGTAACACTTGCGCTTCGCTATGAGTACGCGAGTTATTAACGTAGGGGATAAGGTCTAGGACGTTTCTTTGTATGATTTTCATTTACTTACTAATCTTTGTCTCAACAACCGTGAGTCGATTATCAAGTCTTGATAACTCATGACGTAAGTCTCTATCTATCGTTGCCAGTGTTTCGTTTATTTCGCCTAGTCTTTCGTGGAGCTTGTTACCCATCCAACCAATGACGATAATTAGTACGCTCATTAGTCCGCCCACTATCGGCATTAATATATCTGCATCACTCATGCGTAAACCCCTGACTTCATCTGTGTGGATAGTTCTAACGCCCGATTGCCGACATCCTTAGACCACTTTGAATCAAGCATTTCAATGGAGGCTTTCGTATAGTCACCGGCTTTAACAAGCAATAATGCTTTCTTGAATTTGAGTAACCCGACTAAGCCGATGTTGAAACACATATTGATTAATATGTCTTGGCGTACCGTGTCGAGTTTATTAATAAATGGTATGGCTTCTTCGAGTTGATCGACGCATTTAGATACCATGAGCTTGAGTATCCTTTCGGCTTCAACTTCGTTCACGCCCTTTGTGTGAGCTTGGGCAATCTCTAGGCTGCTTAAGTGAAGTGGGTTAGCTTTTAGGTTGTAACCATAGCCTATTGTCTCCTTGCCAGCGCTGCAAAGATAAACCCGATTACGAAATCCCTCGTGCCGTTTTAGTTGAGCTATCAATTTATCCATAAAACACTATAGGTAGTGGTAATTTTGGCTTCATTATACCATATCTTGTGTTTTTGCAATATTTTCAACTTTGAATGAGCTTTAAAAATAACCATCGTCATCATCTGAATCTAATAATTCGCTTATCTTTATCAGCGCATACTTAACAAGGCACATAGTCACCCCGATAATTCCAATGCAGATTGCAACCAATCCTGTAAGCAGTTCCATATCCATTCCTTTACCTCTGATGTTGGATTTCTATTTCGTATAGCGGCCTTTCTAAGCCACAATCTACACAGGTGTGCTTATTCCAACTTACATATGTTGCCCAGTGCGTGTGTTCACATGGCTCTATTCGTGCAGGAGCATTGAGCAGATTAATTGGCTGAAAATTCATTAGAGGCCAGCAAATCACAATAATAACTTCTCTGGAATTAATAGATCTGCAACCAACTTTATATACCCATTAACGTCGTGCCATGAGTCATGGTAATCAGGATCACCATTGAGTATTCGCCCCACCTTATGAGCAACCATTTCTAAACACTCTCGTTGATCGTCTTTTAAAGTATCCCAGTTGGGACTGTCAGCCATTGCGCGTTTGATGTTTTGGGTTATCCTGGCATGTTCAGTAAATGCACCATAACGGCTACCTCTTTCTTCTAGCGTTGCTTCAATCGTCATTAATCCCACGCCTTATAAATCACATACATCATTAAAATCATCGTCAGATAGAAGGGTAAAATAATCCAATCAATCATGGCTAACCTCAAATATCATTTTGCTAATTCCTTTCTGGTACTCTTTGGTAATAATCATGGTGGTGAAGTAACCATCATCAATCTTAAGTGCTTCTGAAAAGCCATCTATGTGTGCCTTAGCACTTGCCAGGCTATTATCAATATCGTGATTACGCTTCGTTGGGTGAATAAAGCGTATGCGTAAGCAGTCCGATGGAAAATATGGCGTATTACCTATGGCTTGCAGAGTAATAATCTTTGCTAGTGCATGCGCTTTTTCTTTCGCTAATCTATAGGCATAATAAGAGCGTCCATTCTTATTGTTGGGTGATAGCTTGGTGTCAGGTTTATCAAATTCAATAATCATCGTGTTGTAACCATGCCATTCTCTATCCAATAGTTTTGCGTTCTCTCAACACCCTGACGGTGTGCCAGTTCTGTATAATCTTTTTCAAATACCCAAGTGCGCCTATCTACTTCGTCATGGCAACTGCTACAGCAAAATGCACCCTGTAAGTCATGTTTCTTCAATGCCATACCACCACCACCTAAATGTGCCAATACCACTGTTTCAGGATTGCGATTACAAACACCCGGCAATCTAACTAAACAGTCTTGTCCTCTTGCGCTTTCTCTTAGCCTAGACATTTGCTGTAAACCTCACGTCCAACTCAGTCACCGCATAGGCATAGAGCTGTTCAAAATAGATACTCATGCCCTTAGTGGTTAGCTTGGTTGTGCTGCCGACCATTTTTAAAGTACCGTCCGGCATTTCTTCCCACTTCACATAATCTGGCAGGGTCAGTTCTTCGCTGGGTACATCCGGTAAAAACATTCCTTTCAAGTGTTCATGCCAGATTTTAGGTGTGTAGCCTTTACCGTCTATCCTTACCTGTCTTGATATGTCACCGAGTATGGCTTTCCATTGATAGCGGTTCTGTCCACTGGTGCGTTTCTTAACGTGCTTTTGAATAACGACTTCCATTGATCCATCAGTCGGCAGATCGTTAATCGTCTTTATTGCATGAAAGTGTTTTCGATCACTGTCTATAACAAAGGTTGCTTTCACCAGCTAACCCTCGACTTCGGTACTGTCATATCTCTAACGCCCTGAAACTTACCTTCATTCATTAATACTTTTCCCTTATGTCTCATGGCTTTAGCTTGTATGCCAAACTTACTTTCTAGGCTATCCGTTAATGCTTGCATTTTCAGTCAATTAGCCGCTTTCATAATCACATAGTCGTTGTAGTCGCATTTACGTCCATAATCCTCAACGGTTTCTTGATTGATTAAAGTAACGACTCGAACGGTTTTGCCCTCTTTTACCTTCAATCTGTTAGCCAATTCATAGGCTGCCTTTTGTCCGGTAAAACTCTCGTCTGAATCTGCATAAATCCACACGACTTTGACCGACTCAGGAATCACGACATTAACCATTGCTTGCGCGGATCCAGCTGCCCAACAATGAATGTTTTGATCTTGTCGAACTGATAACGCGGTTTCTATGCCCTCCGTAATGGCCAATACTTCTTCGGCCTCAAATAATCTAATAGCACTCCCTACCATTGGACGCATAACGGGTAATATCTTTCTGGGTATTTGTACGGGTGCTTTCTCCCCCTCCTTAGTCACATAAGTAATGTGATAGGTTGACACTTCGCCCGTTGGTGTTCTAAATACCGATACCATTGCCGGATAAGTGCCCGTTTTAACGCCCTCCTCCCAATAATCTAGGCTGGGGTGTTCATAGCAATCATGATCGGGTAAGACTGTGATGCCGCGTTTAGCCAGGTATAAAAATACTGCTGAATCAGGGGTAATCTGTTTTAACCCTGCATGAATCTTGCGTATTCTGGCCTCGGCTTTTTCTGTATCGGCAGGCTTAACGATCTGGAGCGGTGTATTCATTACATTCGGCCTGATTAGGTTGGTAGTTTCTTTAAATGACAATCCGGTATGTTCGATTGCCATGTCTATGGGCTGTTTTTGTCCGCATTGTGAACAGTAATAAAATTCTTTCGCCCTATCCCACCTAGCCCTATCTTTACCGCCACAAAAGATACAAGGTTGATGCTTACCGTTAAATAACTGTGCGTTTATGCCCAAATTTGTCAAAATGGGCGCCCAACGGCCTATACACTCTTGCTTAATATCAACTCTCATGCTGCTGCCCGTGAGTTTTTAATATTCAAGTGCTGCATAAAACCTAATACTTCGGGTGTCGGTGGTATGGGCATAACGCCATTTTTCTTATGAGGCCATTCACTGAATTTCTCCATGAATTTATTAGCCGCCCAACCGTCTTTATAACCTTTGCTTCTGCTGATATAGAGAAATTGTGCGTAC